ACCTTCAAATGTAATACTAACATTATACGCATCAGGTATAACTGAATTAATATTTGTTCTTTCAGCTATAGATTCATTATTACCAACATCCCCAAAACTGGGTATATCTATAGTCATTGTCCTTCTATTGCCTACAAAATCAACTTGGATTCTAGAAATATAACAATAAGGCATATAAGCCATACCTTCAATAAAAAACTCATAAATAACGGGCAGTTCTAATAAATTTCTATTAATTCTACCAGGTTTATTTTGATAAATTAAACCAAATATTAGTTGCCAATTTCTCTTTATATCCTCATATGAACCAGTATTAAGTAATGGAAATGATATATTAAACGTTCTACCTTCTTGACCAAATTGATATTGTTTACTTTGTTCAACATAAACACCTGGCTTATCCATAAAAGCAACTCCTCTTATTGCATCAAAACCTGTTTGTAAAGTTTCTGCAATATTATCTAAACCCATTAATTTTTGTGAATCTTCTGAGAACATATTATCAGCTATTTGATAACTATCGGTTAGATAAGGTAAAAAATATTTAAAACCGGTATCTTCGGTATAGTATAAACCATTATAGGGTTTTAGAATATCATCTTTTAAATTACCTTGATTTAAAAATCCTTCTGCTCTCTCTGTTAATTCATCGATATTATCTTTTAATTTAGTAGCCTTTTCTATTAAACCATCTTTTATACCTTGATATGATACTCCTGCTGCACTTAATGAATCATATACATTAAGAGTATTTCCTCCTACTTGAACATTGCCACTTACAATCCTATCAACAGCACTTTCCGCGACTTCTGCCCCTGCTAAAATACCATAAAAGAAATTAGCTAAAGTGGAGTTAGTTAATAATCTTTTTTCTTTTATATAAGCTGAGGGAACGTCAAGTCTTGATGATTTAGGACTTTTAGTCCATGGAAAATCATTAATTACATCTATAGGATCTGTAGCTCTATTGTTAATTTTACTATAAATTCTACCATCTCCCGTATATGTAAACGGGTCTACTGTATTGGCATTATCTCTTGATAAAATAGGTAAAATTTTATCTGAATCAAATATAAAACTATATAAATCAGGCATTATTAATATTTAATCCTGTTAAAAATTTTAGTAAATTAATAATTCATTTGTAATGATCTAAAATTATCTCCACTTTGATCAAAATTAGTTATATTATTAGGTTGATTCAGTACTTGAGGAGCATTTATACCAGTTTTCTCAAGTATAGCCTTAAGTAATAAATTTTGCTGTTTTAGTAAATCTAAACTATCATGTTCAACACTAATTAGACGCTTAAGCATTAGTGGTGTTTTATTTAAAGCTTCTTCTAAAGGTCCACTATCTTTCATAGCGTATATTGTATCTTCTGAATCAGTTTTTATAACTTTACCGCTTTTTAATATTACACCGTCGTCTATTTCAATAGCAGATTCAGCAATACCTTCATTACCTCCTAAATTACTTGTTGCAGGGTTATCTGCACCCATCATAGCGCCGAGTGGGGTGCTTAATGCCCATTCCCCTAAATCGCCAGTTTGTTCACCCATCCTATCAGCTACAAATCCTCCTATTGCTCTACCGGCTACATCACCTAGAACAGCACCTGATAAAGCACCAATTATATTACCAACTACAGGTATAAATGAACCTAAAGTACTACCTATCATTGCACCTCCTGCTCCTCCTAAAACTCCAGTAAGAGCTTTTATCAAACGTTTACCAACTGCATTGTTTAATTCAATCTGACTTATTTCACCGGCAGCATTTGATGCAATCATATCTTTAATATCTTTTGCTGCAAAAAAGCTCTCCAAAACTGGTGCTAGTAGGGGACTCTTAGCTAAACCTTTTAATAATCTAAGAGGTTTAACCGCTTTAATAGCATTTTTTACCGGGTCTAATACTTTATTTTTAACAAAAGAAGCCCCTTGTTTTACCGCACCTCCAACTTTACTACCAACTATTTTCGTCCCTTGTATTGCTTTACTTCCTATATTTTTTGCACCTTCTAATGCTGATCCTCCAATAGATTTCGCACCGCTAACAACTCTAGAAAATATACTAGGCTTTGCTGCAGCTCGAACACCACCTTTGGCTACATCGTCTACTGACCCAGCCATTGCATTTGTTACTCTACTAGCCATATTTGAAGCCCCTGTTATAACTTTTGTCACACCTCTTGCTATATCATCCCCAAAACTACCTAATCTTTTACCAATATCATCCATGGCATTTTTAATACCAGTTTTAGCTTTAGCAGCCCAGGTGCCAGTTTTAGCCATTACATCATCAACTATAGTACCAACTTTAGCCCCTACATCATCAGCAAACGTACCTAATCTTTTACCTATATCATCTACAAGTCCTTTTGCTTTTTCAGCAAATTTAGTTACTATTTTTACTGATTTTTGAAAGCCTTGTGTTAGACCGACAAAACCTTCACCATCAAAAAGAAATTTCATTGCTAATGCAGCTGCACCTGCTAGACCTAATAATTTTAAAAGGTTATTATTTTTATTTTTTTCCTTTTCAGTTATAAGCTTTTCCTTATCAGCATCTCCTCCTAACTTTGCTAAGTCTTTTTCAGCTGCTTTACCAAAATCAGTAACTATAACTGGTTCAGCCTTTTTTACTAATTCTTCTTTTTCTTCTCTTCCGGAAGTATTTATACCTTGAATACCATCTATACGAGAAGATAATTGCTTAATTAAATCACTAGTATCTGCAGATACTTTAGTAAGTAAAGATAAAGTTTCTAAAACTGTAACATCAGCCATGTAAATATTTATTTACATTATTAAATTACAAATAAATCTGGTGTTAATAAAAGCTTTTCTTGACTATTTGGAATAGTTATAAACTCTTCTTCATAATCTCTAACTTTTTCAATAAATTTAATAACCGGGCTTAAGGTAGAAAGATTTATTTGCTTTAAAAGTTTTAAGTTTTTAAAATCTTTTTTAATTTCAACTTCTGCATCATCTTCAAATTGAATTGAATCTACAAATTTTAAAATTTCATAAAGATAAATATCACTAACTAAATTATTATTAGAAGGATTATCTTTAAATTTTTTAGATAAAATTTTATTAACCATTGTATCTTTATTTAAAGTAGGTACCGAAACTTTAAATTTAAACCCATCCTTTTCTACAGTTTCATTGAAATCTATTACATTAATATTTTTATTGCGCTCTAAAATTTTAGATAAGTTAATTATTTCATCATCTTGTTCCATTTCTTCATTTATTTCTTTTCTAAAAGAAATTATTATATTTGTTCTATCTACTGAAGTCATTTTATCATAAACTTCATTTTCTAAGTTTTGTTTAATAATATTATTGAAGTTAGTATTAAATTTAATTATAAGATATATAGGGTTAGTTTGTAATAAAGATATATCAGATACAGAATCTAAAATAACACTTTGTTGATCAACTGTTAATGATTTTAATTCTATATCACTTTGTAATGTAGGTGAGTATGAAACAACATTTTTTTTATTAGATTGAATCTGTTTTAAAAGTGAATTAAAATTATCTTCCATATCGTTATTTATATAGTAGGATTAGTATTACCACCTTCTCGTTTTTTAGATTCTTCTTTTTCTTTAATAAATTTATTAAGAAAAATTCTAAGTTCAGGTAAACCATACATATTAAAAACTGAAGGGTCAAATTTTAAATAATTCATAACACTATATTCTATATCATACATTTCATTTAAATCAGATTCAAATAAATTTTTTAAAAATAAAATCATATTTGTATCGTATAAATTTATTTCTGTTTCATTTATATAATTTAAATAAAAATTAGAAATATAATTATCGAAATTATTAGATAGTTCCTTTACTTCAAAACCTAATAAATTTTGTAATATTATTTCCTTTTCTTTAAATGAAAATTTTTCTATTAATTTAATATCATCTTTAATTTCAAAACTATAAAAATTATCTACTAAACAATCAAATTTATTTTTATAAAAAATATTTTTGGGAATATTAAATGTCATATTTTTATATATAAATTTTTCATTTTTATAATTAATACTATCTATTATTTTATTAGTATCATATAAAAATTGTTTACCGTTTACACTTAATTGTATTTCTTCTCCTAAAATAATACTTCTTATTAAAATTAGTATTTTTATTTTATCACCTATATGTAAATTTTTATTACTTTTAACTTGACTAGATATTAATCTTTCAAATATATCTGCAATTTTATTATCTTCAGCCGATAGTAAATTTTTAACTAAGTTTTTGTATTCAAAATAACTTAATTCAGTTATTTTATAATCATCATAATAGTATGAATTCATTAATAAAAAGGATTAATAGCTTTTAACATCTCTTCAACGCTAAGATATAAATTACTACTTATCTCATAATTATCAAAAGTCCATGTAGTGTTAAAATTTTTAACTCCTTCATCTTCTTGATACCCGTAATCTCTATTTGAAATAGATGTAGGAACGCAATTATAAAATCTCCAAGTTTTTCTAGGTATTTGGGATAAACCTTCTTTACTACGTGTATATTGAACAACTGTTAAATTAGTTTTAGGGTTTTTCAAAAGTTCAATAGGGTCATTAGGGTTTCTAGCTACTAAACCATAATGAGATGCCATAATAGTCCAAGGTCTCATTACAAAATCTACAAATGAAGTATTAGTTTCTCTTAAAGCTAAATTAAAATTACCAAAATTATTTCTATTTTTTAGAACTGAACCAGGTATGAATCCTCGATTATTAAGTATAGTAGCTTTATCAGCTTCTACTTGATCATCAGGTATACTAAATTGATTAGCAAAAATACAACCAACCATACCTTGATTTTTAAAATTGGTTGTAGTTGCTTTAGGTAAATCTATATCAAAGCCCGTTGAACTCACTACCGGTTCTATATTCCGTAAAACTTGTGTAGTTAAACCTAATGGAAAATTATCAATTAAAACTATAAATTGAGTGTTTAAAGGTATTGAAGTATTCCATTGACTTAAACTATTTAAAAAACTTTCTCTAAAACTTACTAAAGGAGCCCCGGGTAAATTTGTACCAAATAATGATAAACCTGGTTGTGCTAAAGTTCCTCCTATTAATTTGTTTACAGGGTTACTGACCCCCCTTATAACATTATTAATTGAATTTAAAATTTTAGTAGGCATTTAAATATATTTATACAAAAAAAAGCTCTCCAATGGAGAGCTTAAAGTAGATTATATGTATATATTATTAGGCTGTTTGTCTAAAATAATGATATGTAATAGAAACATCAAAATCTTGAATAGTACCTTCAGCTGTTACATCATAATTTAATTGACCTATACTTTTTATTGCAACACCTACAAGTTGAAATTGCGATACTCTATCTAATTCTTTATCTAATAAGGCTAAATCAATTACACTATCTGCAGTAGGCATAAAATAGTTACCAGTACTATCAGCATCATCAAATGTATCATTTAACACTTGTAAGAATCTATTTCTTAGATCATAACTTTCATCACATCTAAAGGTAATAGTATAATTATCACTACCAGTATATTTAGCTACTCCGGGTACATTAAAGTCTAAACCCATATATGGTACGGTTTGAGATGTAATAGATTTACCAGGAAGATCTGCTGTTTTTGCATAAATTAAATCATCTTCATCGAAATCAATTTCAGTACCATTACCGAAATTAATATTTAAAACTCTAAATAAATTGTTTCTAGCAAAGTCTTTTGATTGAGCTTGAGTATAGAAATTTTGAATTGTTTGTCTAGTCTGTGCCATGGTTATTAATATTTATTCATTTATACCTAATTTATTAAGTAGCTAATAACATTTTATATGTTACACCATTAAAATTAATATTGAAAAAGTGAGTTGCTGATAAATCACCCGTAGAAGTAGCAGCTGTATTAGAATTTAATCCTAGACCAGAAAGTAGTCCTACTTGCGTATTAATTTTATCTAAATTAGTAGCTGAAACTTGAGTGGTATAAGTATATGCAGTACGAGCATACCCAGTAGTTATATATAAATCATCAGTTTCAGCAGTTAAAGCTTTAATTTGACCTAAATTAAATGCAATATCAATTGTTTGTTGTGTAGGATCTAAAGTATCGACATCAGCACTTAGGGTTTGTAATATTCCAAAATTTACATCAATTACGTCTGATAGTGCATCAATTCTAGTCGATGCTTCAGTAGAACCCCCATCAAGTAAAGTTATAGCTGAACTATTACTATTTACCACTCCAGATAAAAAGTTAAAATCAGTTGTAGTAGTATCTATAAATTCTGCGCTAAAACTATCAATTGTAGTTTTAGTTTCTGCAGATAATGAATTAAGTGTACTACCAACTAGTGAATTAAAAGTAATTTTTTTAGATCTATCAGTACTAACATCTACGATATATAATAGGTCTGTACTGCTATTATTAATAGGTTCTATAGTAGGTAAATCTGATAATTTTCTATTAGGCATTTTATGTTACTGACATTAGTACTCCGTTTGTAAAGTTTAAAGTTGTGCTACCTATTGTAACTGCTTGAGTTAATCCTGCAGAAATTGTGGTTACGTGGGTATATGCTCTTGTAGCATAATTTCTAATTATATATAAATCGTCTGTTTCAGTTTGAAGTGTTGTTACATTTGAACTTAAAGTTTTAATATTAGTACTGGTATTTGTAACGTCTAAATTTTCATAAAAAGCAGATAATGCAGCTACTCTAAAAGTATAATCACTTACATCATTTGTTAACGTAGCAATTGTACCGTTTACATTACTAAACAAATTACTATAAGTTATTTTTTTAGATACACCTGCATCAACAATGTACAATACATCACTATTAGCTGGTGTAGTTAACGCGTCTAAATTTGATACTTTAGTATCTGCCATGTAATTATTTAATTAAATGACTTTGTTATTAAACCAATTCGTTGAAATCTGTACCTGTCTTTGTTGCGTAGAAATTAACTAATATAAATTCTGCTGCTCTGGTAGGCTTTAAATAAATATCGACTCTTAATTCATTAGCATCAATAATATCTGGGGTATTATTTCTTTCATCACAAATAATTAGATAATCAAATAATCCTTCAGTATTCTTAACATTTTCAAAAATAGGTGTTAATGTATTAACTACTCTTGTCCTTGTTAATAAAGTATTAGGTTCAAATATAAAGTTTCTAACTGTATTTTTAGTAGCTTTTTCAAGATATAAGAATAAACGTCTTACGTTAATTCTATCAAAAGCACTTGGTAATTTTTGTAAAGTCTTTTGACCAAATACTACAGGACCTTCAACTGGGAATGATGGAATAGGATTAACAGCTATCTTATATAATTGATCTCTTTGTTTTTGTGTTGGAAATAATGCTAATCCAGCAGCTCCGGTTAATCTACCTCTACTAAATCCTGCAGGTGCAAACCAAGGATCAAAATTAGCATCTGAATTAGCCATTATTGCTGCTAAATAACCAGATGATGGGCAATATGATAAACCACCATATACTGAATCTGAACTTTGTACCCACTGACCATAAGTAGCTGCATAACTTGAATTCACTAAACTTGAGAAAGATTTAATTGGGTTAAATACATCTTTAGAGAAATTTTTCGAATTATCTTGTAAAGTTAAGAAATCTTCACCGCCTACAAATATAGATCTAGGTAAATCAACAATATGTAAATGATCCTTTCTTCTAAATTCAGCAAATGTAACAAATCTAGTTACAACATCATTCCACAATCCTCTGTAGTTAATATGATCTGAATTAAGAATACTATCAACTTTAGATGTTCTGAAACCTGAAATAGCAGGCACTGCTGCTGTATCATCATAAGATTCAGTTGATAATATTTGCGTAGTAGAATATATTGTTGATAAACCACCGTCAACGGTAATATCAATATCAAATCTTTCAGTATTTTCTACTGTATCTAACAAACGATCTAATTTCTTAGGTACATCTCCAATAACTTTAGTACTTAAATTTGATGTTGCATGTGAACCTAAAGCAAATAAGCTTTCTGTATCTCCTAAAGTAGTTAAATCTATTCCTGCTAATTTATCAGCAGTGGCATCATTAGTTGCTCCAAATTCTGCTGATAATGATTTAATAGTAGAACTTGTAATTTTAGAAGTTTTAAATCTAATTTTTGTAGTAGGTATACCTTCAGGGTTTAGATATGTTGACTTCTTTCTATTACTAACAAAGTCATTTACCATAACATCCATCGTAGGTAATTGATTATCAGTTTCAATTCTAAAAGGTAATGGCTCTCCACCTAACTTATCATTAATTAATCTATGATGGTCAAGTGAACCTACAACAGTCTCAGATAAATTCAAAGCTAATTTAATTGTATTATTGGTTGTAGGAGTTGCTTGTAATTTAAATAATCCAATTGATAAAGTATCATCAAATTGTTCTGATGATATATCATAATCAGTTAAATTTTCCATTTGCTCAGATATACTATTATCTGTATAACCAAATGTATCAGGATTATTATCACTTAATGCTGAAAGTAAATTATCAAGTCTAGTTGTAGGTAAATCAATAAAATTTTCTTTATTAAAATCATTAGTAGTACTACTAACTGTGGCAGCTAATGTTTGTATATTTAAAATACCATCAAAATCAGTAGCAGGATTCATATTGGTATTATCTATAGCCCCTACATAAAATCCTTGAAATGATTGATCGATAGTAGTTTGAGCTTTATTCACTACTAATAAAGCTGCTTTACCTAAATTACCTAAACTATCAAACTCTAAAGAACTTTCATCTATCCAATCAAATCCATCTTTTTGTTGAAGCTTAAAATATGTTTGTTGGTCAATAGTAAAGTGTTTTGGTTTTCCTAATAGTACTACGCGGGTTGCAGAACTTGCACCTGTACTAGTAAATCCACTTTCACCAGTTACTGTATTTTCTAGATTATCAACAGTATAAGCTGATCCAGGGTATGCTAAAACGCTATAATTATTTCCAAATCCTACCCCTCTGCTTACCCCGTAAGGCATTCTATAGGTAAATACATTAGCTGGACTATTAAATAGTGCCTTTGCAGTGCTTGAAAAGTATAATTCAGCAGGAGTTGATGCATCACCATAAATATCAATAAATTCACTTCTAGATGTTACTTGAATAACTTCATCAGTTGGTCCTTTATCAGCAAAACCTGTTATTAAAACATTAGTGCCTGTTGGTACTACAGGTCTAATAGACTGATCTATTTCTCTAATTTCTACCCCGGGAGATTGTATTGTACGTGCCATATACTATTATTTATAGCATCCCGGGTAAAAATTATACCAATTCTACTAATAACTGAGAAAATGCAAATTGAAAAGTAGTTTCTATCTCCCCGGGTGTACGATAGTTAAAATTTATACCTCCAAGTTCAACGGGAAAAGCTTTAGTGAATATAAATTTAACTTTATTTTTATCAAATTCATCTTTTTGTAGCAATGTAAAATCAGCTTGATATAATTCGGCTGGTGTTAGAGAATTAGGGCTTCTTTTTTCTTTTGGGTGAATATTTGGTTTATTAAAAATATTTTTACCGTTAAATGCAGAAATTTTTTCATCATTTAGCAAATCAAGCCATTTATACAAAAGCCAATAATTATTAAATTCATTATCTATAGTAAAATTAACAGTTACATTTTCATAAACTGGTCTGGTATGTTTTGATATTTTCATTGATTGACCTGCATAATAAACATTTTCTTGAGGTACTTTGATTGACGGTACTATGGATCCGTATACTGAAAACTGCAAACTGTTTTCTATAATACTAGTATTTTTTCTACTACCTAAATATTGTTGATTAATATCTTTTAATATAGGAGGTAAGTTTAAAACAAGTAAAAACTTATCTAATCTACTTTTATTAAACTGTGATTGATTTAATGTTCCCATATTTTATATCCTTGCATTTGTAATTGTTCCATATCACTATTAGCATTAGAAGCATTTCCAATAATAATAGGTAAAGTATTTTGTAACCCTTCTTTTTCATTAGTATATAAAGAAGTAGGGTTCATAAAGTATTTAATGCCGAAATCCATTTGCTGCAGTTCTAAAGGTCTATTATTTCTATCACGTTTTGTAACTTCAAAATAAGTGTCTACTAACTCATCATCAAGTATTATTAAGTTCCATATTAGTGAGGTGACTAAATCATCGTTATATCCCTTTCTTGCATTCCATGTACCGTTAGCAGCTTTTACATAGTTTTTAAGTTCCTTAACTGTTCTTTGATCATTTATTTGTACTGATTCTAATTCATTAACCCAATACCTCATATTTGTAACTGCTTTATATTTTGTATTAGTATGAGATATAATACCAAGTTGTTGTTTTTTTCTATTAGCTAAAGAACTACCCCACGAAATAATATTTTCATAATCATGGGTATTTTTTAAAATATCTACTACTTGACCACCACTATTATTTCTTTCAACACAAACTAAGGGATTCCCCCAATGCTGTAATATTTCATAAACCTTTTCAGTAAAATTATAAGGGGAAATTTCATTATTATGATATACTGCAACTTGTTTTATATTTGTTAAATCAGTATAATCTAATATTTGAACTACTGAAGCATCTTTACCTAACCCTTCACTTGTATCTACGCTTGCTATATATATACCATCTTCTTTAGGTTCATCCCATAAAAGATAATTACCTTCATCGAATATAAATTTTGGTTCTACAGTTTTACTATTTAATTTTTGAAATAATTCATCGTTAACTGAACTTTCTCCGGATGATATAAATTCGCAATTAAACTCTTGTTCAAAAGCTTCCCTACTACCTATACTATTAATAGTTTGCCTTTTCCATTTTTCATCTCTTCCTGGGACTTCATTCCATAAAATTTTATCACTAGCCCAATCATTCTCTTTATTTTCTGCACCAGTATATAATTTATAAAAAAGATTATCAGTGCCATTAGCAGTAGAAGCTATAAAAATTTTAGATTTTTTAGAAGAAGAAACGATAGGGTAAACAGATTTCCAAAAGTCATCAACTAAATGAGGTTCAATAAATGCAAGCTCATCAAGTATTAAAACATTAACTGATTGCCCACGAGCTGCAGTACCAGTTGTTGTTGATATACCTATTTTTGTACCGTTTGCTAATAATATAGAAGTTTTTCCATATTCTTTAACTCCAGGTTTTAACCAGTTAGGTAGTTCTTCATATGCTAATCTTATTCTACTCATTATTTCTAATGCAGTTCCTTCTTTATTAGCTACTATTAATATTCTTTGATCTTTATTAAAGCATGCTATCCATAAAGCATATATTGTCATCATAGTAGTTTTACCTATCTGTCTACTTGCTAATAAAATAAAGAAACGATTATCTCTCATCTTTCTTAAAGCTCTTTTTTGACAATAATGTAAGTCTATAGTTTTTTTACCTTCATCTAGAGATATAATATAGAAAAACTTTTCTGCAAAGTGTAAAATGTTTTTTCTACTCTTTTTTAAGTCTTGAACCATACTAGGAGTATATTCAAATTCGGCCCCAACAATAGGCAAATTGGGGTTATTCATATAGTTTTGTTTATTTTTAACCATCTCGCTATAAATATTTACATGACACGAGTAAATACTCTAACCGAAATTTGGAATACTTATAATAATAATATTTTATCTGAAAATGCCCCGGGGGTTAAAGCAGCTAAAATGGGTACTAAACCTGGTAAACCTCCAGTAAAGCCTAACGATGTTAAACATGGCTTTGCTAATGATAATACATCTGGACCTGAAAATGCCGAAAAAGGAGAAATATATAGCAATGTTATTGACCCAAAACATAATGGAGCTGAAGATGAATTATATAATAGCGAAATTTATTCTTCACAAAAATATAATGAAAATGATAAAAAAATAGAGAAAAAGGTAAAAGAGAGTATAAATAATTATATGAAATCTACTTTTGATAAACTTTTTGAAAACGTGATGGGTGAAGAAATGCACTCTGATCAAGAAACACAAGAATTAGACGCACTAGGTATTGATACCGAAGTTGCAGAAGCTGATGACGATCAAGTGACAGTTACACTTGATCGTGATATGGTAAAGCAACTTTGTGATTTATTACAAAGTGCATTAGGCGAAGATGACGATGACGATGCCGATGAAGATATGGAGCATGAAGATTACGAAATGGAAGAAGTATCTGATGAAGCTGAAGAGCATGAAGATGGTGAAGACCATGATGAAGATGAAGATACCCATAAAGAAGCAATTGATGCTGAAGAGCTTGGTCATTCTTTAGTTAACCAAAAAGATTCTGGATTAGCTAATCCAGGACATAACAAGGTTGGTAAAGTAAAGCCAAAAGGTGGTAAAGCATCAGATTCAACCAAAAAATATGTAGAAGCTGAACCAAAACCATTAGCTGATGGAAAAGGTAAGCTTCAAGGTAAGGATAATAAGGCAGGAGCAGGCGCAGTAGCTACTGCAGGTGCTGAATTATTTGGATAAAAAAAAGTAGATTTCATATTGCGCAACCATTTATATGGTTGCGCTTTTTTTTGCTTAAATATAATTATGTTAACATTTCACAAGTTTTTTGAAAATAAATATCAAGGAGCAAAACCTGGAATTAATCATAGACATAGAAGAGCTGTACCAGGGGCTGGAGACCCAAGATATACTAGAAAACATCTAAATATAGTACCTGATTATGTAAAGATTGATCCTAGTAAAAATAAAAAAATTGAACTTTTAAGGCATGGTAAAGGTAAAAAAATTTGCGATACCCCTGATCTCGAATATATACGTAAAGAATATAATATAGTACCTTTTAAAGGTAAAATTAAAAAATTAGGTAGCACAGGTATAAAATTATATTTTGACGATAAATTAAATAAATTTATTTTAGAAAGATGAGTATAATTGATTACAATTGTGAATATCCTGGGATAGTTCAAACCGATGAAACTTGTTTTAGATTTACCAATAAATCTATACAGGAAAGTGAACGTGTCTTATATTCAAATTATTGGAGAGAACAAATCAATCAATTTGGAGTTAAGGTAAATTATTTTGTTAATACTTATAATACATTAAGTGCTGATAATTTTTATGGGGAAGAGACTACTCAAACGTTTGCTGAACCAAGAGAAATTACTTTAGCAGTAACATTAAATGAAAATGCAATTAATTTATCTAAATTTGGTTTTGAAAGTGATGATGAAATAACAGCTTATGTACATATTTCATCATTTTTTGACGAATTTAAAACTTTATCAGCTGACTTTGCTCCTTTTGGAGAACATACTTTTATTACCGAAAATGGAAAATTACCTCAAGGCATATATGATAGGTATTTTGCTTTTGGTCCAATTATAGAACCTAAAGCTGGGGATGTTTTTCAATTAACTGAATACGGTGACGATAGACCAAACAAAAGACAAGCTAAGTTTTTTGAAATTACTGAAAAATTAGATCAGGATATATCTCAAATTAATAATTTACAAGGTCATTATGTATTCCTATTGAAGGCTAAACGATTAGATTATAGTTTTGAGCCTAATATTAACTTTAATAATGAAAGTGTACAAATATTAGAAGCAGATTTATCAACAACTACTAGCAGATTATCAGATATAGCAACTGAAGATTTACTAACGTTACAAGCAGCTATAACTGCAGAAATGGGTGAATTTACTAATGATCAAGTTTATGAAGATTCATTTGCAGGTAGATTACCCGGTGGTACTAATCCTCATTCTTTACCTAAGAGAGAAGATTATGATGAATATATAGTAGATGATATCAGTAAAAAAGATGTCTTTGATATGTCTGATAATGATACTGATGTATACGGTGATTACTATTAAACTACAATAGTACTTAACCAATTTTCAGCTTGAGAAAATGATTCGAATTTAACTTCTTTTAATTTATCATCTACGACAAAAGTATAGCTTACCTGACCTTTTTCATTTTTTTTAATATCTTGAAGAATATATAATTTATTTCTTTCAAATAATTTAGTATTATTTCTAGTATTATTAATAAATCTCATCCCAGGGATATATTTCATCAGTATCTATTCCTTTCAAATAAAGTTGAATATCGTGTTTCATATCGAGATATCTTTCATCTATATATTTTTGAAATGCAGTAGGTTTAATCCAAGCAGTACTATGTTCGGTATCATACCCAATTCTTTCAGCTCTACTACAAGCTACGTTAACTCCTTCATATAGGCATGCAAATCTTGCAACAAAATCTATTCCATATTCTTGAATTATATTATCAGTCTTTTTTATCATATAATGATTGTATGACAGTTCCTAATAAAAAAGTAATTAATCTATTTTCATCTATACCGTAAATGTTAATAATTTCTTTTATATTATATATATTATTAGATAGAATTTTTTTATTTAAATTAAAAAATGAATTATCTAAATCTTTATTATTTTTAGTTTCAATTTTACTTATTTCTTCTTCAACTAACTTAAAAAAAGTTTCTAAAAATTTAAGTTTTTTATTTTTTTGGTAAATTCTACCAGCAACTAATTGTTGAGAGTTTATTTCATTATGATCAGTAAAAAAATTTATTATTTCTTCTAAGGATATTTTTTTATTTTCCTTTTTCGTATCTAAAGAAGAACTTGAAACTTCTGTAGTAATATTTTCTAAATTATCCATTTTTTGTAACTAATGGAGTCGTAACTAAAGTCGTACCTATATTTGTAGAAGCTCTTACATCTTTATTACATTTTTGACACTTAAAAATTGTATCTTCATTAAATGATAATAAAACTTCTTGTGGATTATTTTCAGCGCATGGACATAATACTTTAACTGTGTTTTTTAATTTTTCTCTTTCTACTAATGCGCTAGCCTCAATAACCTTTTTAGTTAAATAATTTTCATATACTGTATTAAAAAAATAAAAAAATAATATTTGTAAGATTGTAGCAAGACCAAATACTAACCAGTCTTTAAAAATAATACCAAACAAACCACTAACTAACAAAGTTAATGTTAATGACGTTAATAATTTCTTCATTACTTTATTTTACTAACTTTCCTACTAATATCAACTAATTTACCTTTAAGCTCAATAATTTCTTTACTCAAATTATCTAATGGCTTTTTATTTTTAATTACTGTATTGGTATTAGCAATTTTTAGAAGCTCTTCTAAATTTTGTATTGATACAAATGCATTTGCAACTACATCATCAAATTCATTTAAAGGATAAGGTATATTTTCTGGAGCAACATCCGTTCTATTTTGTTTATTAAATATATCTCGAACACTAGATGGTTGTGATGGGTACTCAGTTTTTAACCCAGATTGATCTCTTACAACGTCAGGCATAATTTCATGTCCAGCGTCTTCTTGAATTACTTTTACGAAGTCTTCAAACTTTTTGTATGATTGCATATAAATATTTATAAATAATAGTATGAGCTTATACCAAAAACGATTTAAAAAGTTTTTATCTGAACAAGATGATGAAAATACTGAATTAACTGATCAAGAAGCAATGGCTTCTACCTTAGAGCCGGAAACTTCTCCAGAAGATTTTGATGTAGAAGCTCCAGTAGGTGATGATCCAGTTAGTACACAATCTAAACAAATGTTTGAAGAATTAAGTAGCTGGATTAATGAAATGGATAGATTTGGAGACTATTTAAATGGTACTTCTAATAGTATTCAAACTTCTTTAAACTCTGCTGAACCTGATACAATATTTGATAGTATTTCAAATGCTGAAACCAAAAAGATTGCAAGAGTAGCAATGGAAGTTTCATCATTAAGTGAAATACTTAAAGGGTACTTAGCAGGAGCTAATGATCCAAAATATAAATTTAACTAAATAATAATATGAAAACAGACCAAGATTTAATTTTTGAAGCATACGTTAATAATAATGAGGTAGAACAAGATGATAATGATCAGTTTACCCCTCAAGAAGCTTCTGCGGATGATCAAGCAAATGAAATTGAACCTTTAGAAGATGAAGAAAATCCTGAATTAGTTTCAATTACAAAAGCTTTAGAAGCAATAGTAGCTGAATTAAAAACTTTAAATCAATATGCTGATTTTATTACCACAGGTACAAGAGCTCAAGGATTTACCGGTACTGGTAAAAAATAATTAACTATTCTTAATTTCAGTTAACAATAATTTAGCTTTAAGACCTGAATAAGTATTTTTTAATATAAATTCAGGTTTTATTTTGTCTTTATTACCCGCTATGCAAATATCATTAAAGTCTTTAAATTTTTTAAGCTCTTTAGGCCATATAAAAACTTTTTCATTATTATCTATTAATAATATACTTTTATTTAAAGATGCTTTATCACAATATTGATTATCTAATACGTAAATTTTTTCATATAAATTAAGTTTATTGATCTGTTGTTTTTGCAAAGCAGTAAACATTTTATTAGTATTTTCAGTAATACCGCAAGTAGCTAATCCGTTTTCTACAAAATAACTATCAATAGGACCTTCAAAAATAAAGATATTATCATAATCTGAATTAATATTTTGAATACCGTATAAACTTCTTTCAGACCCTACTTTACTAAGATATTTAGGTCTTTCAAATAAATCTTTTTTAGTTAGACCTCTTGATTGATAAAAAATAATATTATCACTTTCATCATAAAAAGGTAATATTAATCTATTTTTATGTACCGGGTCTTTCAATGAAACGTAAAATGTTTTAGGTTTATTAATACCTTTATCTAATCTTCTTTCTTTAATTAATTTTAAAGCTAATTTTACTATAGCATTATCTTTATAATAATGTATCTGACTAGAATCTGATAAATTAATGCAATCTTCAGGTAAACTTTTATCTATTACATTTTTTACTTCAGTAGTTTCTTCTCGAGGTAAAATTTCTACATCAAAACTTTTTATTTCATTTATAATAATATGTAATGATTTATTAGTTACCTCAGTTATAAATGTAAGAGCTTTTTTACTATAACCACAATTATGACAATATGCTAATTCTTTTGAAGGTATATAATAAAATCTTTTCTTCTTACCCCATGAACCGCCTTCTTTACAAATAGGACAACATCCATTATACGTTTTAGTATATTTATTATATGAGATTTTATATATATTCTCATATAAAACGTTAACTACATATTGCTCAGGTATAACTATCACATTTATATTATAAATGTAATATTTTGATTTTCAAGATTAACCTCTACTTTGTGTTGTATTACTTTGTGATAATACAGATTTATAATCTTGTATAATTTCACCTGTTTTTGTATCTTTAATTGATACTAAACCTTTTTTAATTATATGACCAGTAACAGGGTCAGAAATAATTGCTTGTTCATAAGTCTTACCATTTGCATCATAACTATTAAAAACTGGTCTAGCAGTTTCTCCTGTAAATGGGGATCTTATTTGTTGAGGATTGATAAATTGATCTTGCATATATAATTATTTAAGATAATAACTCTAATAATCTATTGTCTTGAAAAAAAGCTGTATACCATTTTGTATCATTTTTAACTATTTGACTAAATTTATATTCTTTACTTAGTTTTTTAAAATCATCATAATTAGTTGTATCTTTAATTTCTGATAATTGATTTAAAACGTATTCTTTTTCATCTTTATCTTCAGTTAAAGTAACTAATTCTAGATTTCTTTTATATATATTATCTTCTTCTTCAGTTAAAAATACTTCACCATTTAAAAATTTTTCTATTTTAACTTTACCAAAACCTTTTAGTCCAGGTATATTATCACTTTTATCTCCAGTTAAAGCTTTTACTTTAATAAAATTTTTTTTATCATATTTTAAAATATCTTTAAAATTTTCTTTATTAATTTCTATCTTTCTAATTGGATCATAAACAGAAACCTTATTAGAAATTAGTTGACACAAATCTCTATCAACAGTAACTATAATATGTCTAAATAATTTTTTAGTTATATAAAATTTAGTTGTACAATGTTTATCATATGCATCGTTAATTATTTTAATAACGTCATCAGCTTCGTAAGATCTAGGAAAAATAGATGGTATACCCATAGTATTTAACATTTCCTTAATAATTTCATTTTTAGTATGTACCTCTTTACCATATTCTTTATCACGATTTCCTTTATAATCTTCAAGTAGTTCCTTGCGTTTATTAGGTTTATAATCAGGTTTTTCATCCCAAACACAAAAAGTCTTATCAGGTTGATACATTTCTACATAACTTTTAACGCTATTAAGGAACATATAAACGTGATAATTTTCAGAAACATTTTTTATATTGTTTGCTACCCAATATACTCTATGGACTAAATTATTTCCGTCTATCGTTAGTATTTTCATTTTTCTTAAACTGGGCTTGTATTACTTTAAACACATATTTCGGGCATTTTTCTACAAATTTTATAATTTCTTTATCTAATCCTTCATTAAAATCATTTTGAGACATTTTTGTAGTTGCCATATCAGGCATTCTAAGAAAATTATACGTCTGTTCCTTTTTATCTTGACAAATATAACAGAATAACTGGCCAGCCCATTGGCCGTGATGGCAAGCATAAATGTTTCCGGATTTAACTTTTGATATTTTCATAAAATTCAACTAATTCTTCCATTTGATTATCAAAATCATTATATAAAGGCTCATAAAATAGTTCTTTTTGAATTTTATCAAAATTAATACTGTATCTAAAGTCATGCCCTAGTCTGTCTTCTACAAATCTCACGTTTTTATCAAGGTCTTTACCCATAATTGTACATATTTTATCAACTAACTCAATATTTGATAGTTCTAAACCAGATCCTATATTATAAACCCCATTTTTACCTTGAGTACCTACTGCCCATACTGCAAGATTATGATCATAAACATGGACCCATTCACGAACATTTAGTCCCTCCCCATATATAGGTACTTTTTTACCTTTCAATAATGATTTAATGATTGTTGGTATAAATTTTTCTTGATGTTGATTAGGACCATAATTGTTACAACATCTTGTTATACTTATATTGCATTTAAAAGTTTCTATATAAGATAAACATAAGAGATCGCTTGATGCTTTACTTGCAGCATAGGGAGAACGAGGTGCAATAGGGGTTAACTCAGTAAATGAGGGATCATTGAACCCTAAATGACCATATACTTCATCAGTACTTATATGTACAAATCTTCCGTAATTATTATTTATTTTTCGGAAACATTCTAACATATTTAACGTGCCAAGAACGTTTGATTCAACGAAAACTTTAGGTCCTAATATACTATTATCAACATGAGACTCTGCTGCAAAATGAAATATATAATCAAACTTTTCATTACTTAAAAAAATATTTTCCAACTCTAAAGTATTAGTAATATCTAATTTATATTCTTTATCGCATAATCCCTTAATAAAATCTTTATTTGAAGCATAACCATCTTTATCTATACATGTTATGTTATGTTGAGGGAAGTTATCACGTAGAAATCGTATAAAGTTACTACCAATAAAACCATAACCACCTGTTACTAATATATTTTTACTTTCTTTTTGCATTTTTTATAATATCTGGATTTTGTTTTATCGTCTGAGCTGTTATCAGATCTTTTATTTTAGTCGTAGACCACTCATGCGATCTAGTAGTATATATAACCTTTGGTGGTAGATCGTCACCTGTAAAAGGTTTACCAATATAATCTTCACCTAAAATTCTTATATCAGGCTTAAAAAATTTAATTAACTCTATTAATTCTTCTTCAGTTTGATACATGTAAACATCATCAACATACTGGATTGCCATTAAAGTCTTATATCTTTCATAATAAGGTATAACAGGTTTGTATTTTGTATATCTTGTGGCCGAAGGATCTTTCTGCAAAAATACTAAAAATCTATCACAGTGTCTTTTTGCTTCTTCAAAAGTGTATATGTAACCTGGATGTAACAAATCAAAGTTACCAGCTGTAAATCCTACTAATTCTTTTTCCATTTTAATTCCTTTCCAATTAAAGATGCGTTTAATCTTAAGTAATGTTCTTCATTACCAAAATCAAAGTTAAAATCATTTTTAATTTTATCATTTGTTAAGGTACAATTGCTTCTATTACATTTTAATTCCAAATTTTCATAAGGTATAAATTTCCAATCTTTATTTTCTATACCGTACTCTTTTAAAATATCAATAACTTCTTCTGTACCTAAAGAATTACTATGAACAGCATTATATATACCTGCCTTAAAATTTTCAATTACAGTTTCAATAAATTCACATAAAACTTGCATATCAGTTTTACTATTTACAAAATCTATAAGATTTGAATAATTAATAAGTTTAGTTAATAGATTTTTTCTTGATAATTTATTTTCTATTGGCATTCTTATACGTATAATATTTGTAAAATTAGAATCAAGCATTAATTCTGATATATGTTTAGTTTTACTATAAAAACTTGATTCTTTATTAAAAATTCCAAAGTTTGGAGTATCATCTTCATTATATTCTTTATCATAACCAGTATATATACAGCCAGAACCTATATGAATAAAATTAATATCTAATGATTTACTTACACTTTCAATAATTACTGGGATATTTACATTATAAAAAAAGCAATCATTTTTATTATCTTCACAACCATCTACATTAGGTGAACCTGTATAACCTGATGCATTAACTATTGTATTTATATTTTCCGTTAAACAAAAATTATATAATATTTCAGAGTCAGTATAATCTAAATCTTTTTTTGATTTAAAAAATATATTATAGTTAGAAAGATTCTTATTATTTAAATACTGTTGTAAGTATGCGCCTATATAACCTTTACCGAGAATTAAAACATTCATATATATATTTTAGTTTAAAAAAACTAAAAATCAATGTAATGAATTCATAATAAATTTTTGTAAATATTGTGTAAGGGCATCTGTATCTCTATCATTTTTAGCATAAAATATAGGTCTAATAGATTTACCATTAAAATCATATCCCATTATTACAAAACAATTCATAAACTCAGAACAAGTCGAAACCATTGCTTCAATTTCATTATCTGTTTTTCTATTATTATATTTTTCCTTAACTAAAGTTTTTAAAGCATCCCTTATTAAATTTTCAGTACTAGGGTCAATATTGTTAATAAATTCATCATTTACAATTTCATCATCATTTTTACTATTTTTTTCCTTGTCTGACATAAAAATATTTAATATATTTTAGTATATTATTATAGAACGTCAACTGTAGGTGGGGAATACATTAATTTAAAAACTGGTACTTTTTTAGAATCATTACGGTGTATTGCGTTTACAAAGTGTAATTCAGTTGCTTTAGGGTTTTGAATCCTAGTTATATGCCAGTACCAGGTATTTACTTTATATAACTCATACTCAAATTTTATAGATAACCATTCTAATAACGCATATTGATCTTTTTTTATTTTATAACCTGCATAATAAATTCTTTTTATATTCCCGATATTTACAAAATTAATAAATATTTCAGATTTCAAAATTGGGTGAGTTGAAATTAACTTAGCATCATATTCTAAGTTAAATTTATTTTTTAAATATTTTTTATGATCTTTAACTAGACATAATCTATTCTCTGAATCTAAAACTACAGAATCCCATAAATTATTATTTAAATAGTCAATAGGTAATTTTTTATATTCATTATTGTCGTAACTATATATTTTTAATACCATTTATAGTCAGGATGACCTGTAGGGTCAATCTCCATATGCATAATTGTACGAGAGTCGGGTGAGTCATTAATAAGATCATGATCTAATCTTCCATCAAATAACATCATTTGACCCACATCTCCCCATTTAACTTTCTCATTATTTAAAGTTAAAACACAGTTACCTGAACTCGGTGATAAACATATTTGAAATGTTAAAGTAGGCACTCTAAACTTATGTTTATGCGATTTTATCTCACTATTAGCCTGTATTTTGCTCATACCGGACCAATATACTTCATTAACACTTTCTAATATTTTATATGTTTTAGGTAAAAGTTTTGGAGCTAATCTTAAATATTTTATCCATTTTCTTTTTAGTTGATTTTTATCTCCCCCATTACGGTCAAAAATAGCATTAAAGTTAGGAGCATGTATTTTATGCGAACCTGATTTACGATAATAAAACTGAGCTGCAACCCAAGTACCAATTACGTTCTCAACTACATTTTCGTCTTTAAAATCTGCTGAAAACTTGAAAAACATATCATCATTTCTGTAATTGTTTAATTCATTTACAATTTCATCCTTAGCATTAACTATTGGTGCTAAGCAAGCAAATTCACCGGGATCATAAAAACCTCTCATATTAATATATTGAATTAATTATGTAAAATTATCAACTTTTTGTTTTAATAATAATTCAATAATATTTTTATTTTTTCTTATTACAGTATTAATCCTATTATTTAATTTTCTTAACAACCACATATCAGGTAAAATATATTTTTTATTTTTCATTTTTGGAGTTATATTCATTAACACTTCATCTGTATATACAGTATCAATTATATCAATATATTTTTTAGCATCTTCCATTGTCATAGTTTTATCATTAATATATCTTAAAGTACCATAACCTGTATCCATACCTCCTTTAATTTTAATCCCATTAGGTAAAATTTTTACTATAACATATAGCGGACCAATATAATTTTTCATACCAGGCTCGTTTGGACACCAGCCTTTACCATTTAAAGCATCAACTGTATTAATATTATTAGTTTTATAAACAACTATATTGTCTTTATAATACACACGTTCACCCCCAAGGTCAGTAAACCTATTTTTCTCTAGGGTTTCTATCATGAATTATTTTATCCTACTGAATGGATTTTTAGAGGGGTCATTATTTACCCCTTTTTCTATTAATTGATTAACTACTACTTCTATACTATTCGTACTTAAATAAAAACCTTTATTAAAATTATTACCCCCATCATCGAATTCAAATAATACTTCATCTTTTTGATCTTTATTTGTAAAGCAAGTTATATATACACTATGATATCCCGGATCTACTAATACTGTCCATCTTCTAGGATCAACATTAGAATATGCATTAAATATTTTTAGTACAACAAAACCATTATCTTTTAATCTTTTTATAAAATAACCAGGGGTTTTTATTTTATTTTTTACTTTATGTTCAGACCAATCTTTTTTCATATACTAATTAATTAATGCAGATATGATATAAATCAATTCAGCGTCACCCTTTTTAAAATTACAAGTTATAACACCCATATCTGTATTTACACTAAAATTAACTTCACTACTTCCTCCGAAACTTACTAAACGAAAAGAATCAAAATTAACTGGTAAAGGTTTAACTATATTACCTTCAAAACTATCACTTAATAAACATACAAAGTTATCTGAATTATGTCTAGACCTATCACCTAATTCACTATAAATTTTATTATCTTCTTCATAGATATAAACCTTAGATGTTTCAGTTGCAAAAGAGCTACCTTTAAATAAGGTATTTAATTCACTTTCTTTAACTATAAATTTAGTATTAAATTCCAGCTTTTTTACTTTTTCAATATTTAAAGAAGGTTGTTTTATAATACCGTCATCAAGTAAATGATACCTAAATTTATAACCGTTTTGATTATAAGATAAATTATTTTCATTAATCTTTAGTTCAATATCGGTAGTTGGTATAATATCTAAAACTCTAACTAGTTTTTTAATATCTGGTAAATTTAAAGTAGTATTATTAGGAATATCAGTATCTACTTCCATCGATGATTTACATACTATAGTTGCATCTGCCGATGCTAAAGTGCAACTTATAATATTATCTTGTATTGTTAAAATACATGCATCGTTAAGATTAGAGACTGGAGCTAAAAAGTTAGATACAAAGTCTTTTTTATTTTTTATTTTTAAATAAGCCATATACTAATTCTATTATATTAGTTTTCCCATTATTTATCAACTGATTTTTTTTTTGCTTGTCTTTTGATAGGTAATGATGTAGTTGTTATTTTATCTATTATAACATCAATTTTTTCATTTAATTCTTTAACTTGCTTAGTCTGAAAATTTACCTTTTTTACTAAATCATTAACTTGATTTATAAGTTCTTCTTTTTCTGAAACATCAAAATTAAAAGATAATTGAGAATCATTATTAGATATTTTAATAGATTGATCTTGCGTAGGTATTGATAATTTTTGTACAGGAGGGTCAGGAATAGGAGCAGCCTGCACCTGTTGAGGTACAGACTGCTGAGGTTGAGCATAGACTTGTTCAATTTGCTTCTTTATTTCTTGACTTGCACCTCTTTTTAAAGTAGTGGATTCACCAACAATATTACTATCCATTTTACTGGCTTCTCCATACATATTACCCATAAAATTAAGTAAGACACTTCTTTCTTCATTAGGAGAAAGTTGTCTAGTTAATTCAGGAGCCTGTTCACCCTGAGGAGGGTTTTGAGGCATTGGAATCATTTGTGGTTGGTCGTCAGCCATTTTTATTAAACGTCAAGACCTTCAAGTAGTTCTTTTAGAACTTCATCTTCATCATTATCTTTCTTTTCCTCAACAACTGGCTCACTTACTGCAGTTTGAACGGGTGTATTATTTTCTTCCTTATCAAACATAATAGTAGTAGTTGTAGTAGAAGCATCTTTAACATAATAATGTTCATCTAACATCGTTTTAAGATCATCAGAACTCTTAACACTAAACACACTACTTAAATCAAAAGTATTATCATAAATTTCTTTATGATTATCTTCATCTAGACCATCAATTGCACTAGGCATTGCAAACTTAGATGATACATAAGTAGGAAAGTCACCTTGCTTTTCTACCTTAACTCTAAAGTTAACACCATTAGGACTTAAATCAAAGATACGAGGACCTAACTCAGATGCATCTTCCCCTTCAATTGCATCGGTAATAATATTATGAATTTGCTTACCGTAACGAAGCATTTTAACCTTACCATTATTTTCAGGATTAACAGGGTCATTAACTACATAAACATTTACTAACCACTTTTCAGAACGGACTATAGCCTTAGCTTTTTCCTTTTCTTCTTCACTACCAGTACGAAGAATCTTATATCGCTCTTCAGCAATAGGATCTCTTTCACCGAAGGTTTGAAGAGAGATTGCACTAGTATATTGACCAGTAGCAAAACTATTCCAACCATGCTGATAATAATGAAAGAACGTCTTAGAAGGATCTTTAGCATAAGGCAATAACCTTACAGTAAAGGTATTACCAGGAGGTGTCTTTAAGATATCACCTATTGCACTCTTATTATTATCGTTATCTGCTGCTAATGCAGACTTAATACTATCAAACATTGAACTCGTTATATTACTCATAATTTAATTATAGACTATACTTTTTGATTTTCAACGAAAATTTTAAATTTATTAATTATTTTCTTAGCTTTAGAGCTAGAATAGTATTTTGTTCTAATATAATTTAACCTTGAAAAATTAGAACTATACATTGTTTTTATTTCCGTATCTATAGAACTTACTACCTTTTCAAAATTACTGAAAGCAAATAATATAAAGATAATAACATCTCTATTTTTAATATGCTTAAGAAAAACATTATATTCACCTTCTTTTATTGTAAGGTAATCTTTAATATTAATATCTTTTTCTTTACAATAGTTGTAAATAAATTTTATTGATTCTTGCATTTTTGATAATGTTTTATCATCATCCGGATTATTTAAAATAAACTTATCATTATATAAAGTATAAGCTTTTATAGCTTTAGGTCCTAGATAAAATTTTAAATCAAAATAATTTTCATCATAAACAAAATAAGGAGCTTCGAAAAAATCTTTTATTTTTAAATGTTTAAATTTAAAGAAAAAATTACTTAATTTATTAATAATAATATAATTTTCATCCGGAAAATTATCAAAATTCTTTCTATACTTTACTGGTTTGTTATTAACCTTTTTACTTACTTCTAAAAAATTATTATAAATTACTTTTTCTATATCAGTCATTAAATCCATCAAATTTATTCAAAAATTTAGTTACATATTTACTTTTGGTTACAGAAGGTTCAGTTTGTATATATTTTTTAATTGCAGTAAAGTCATTTTCTTCTTCAATAATACTAATAAATATATCACGTAATGCTTTATTTTCAAGTATTTTTAAAAAAACGGTAGCAAAATTCATTTTTTTATCATGGACTAAAGCAACAAAAGTGCAAAAAGAATAAAACGATTTTTCAAATTCAGCTGTTTGAATATCTTGATATGGGCTATTATTTTTCATTTATTGGTTTTAGTAATTTAGTAATATTAATTACAGTATCGTTTAGAGTTCCACCCGCTGCATCTTCGTGACCTCCCCCGTCCATTATTTTAGCAGCTAATTTACCCATATTTATAATGCAATTTTTATTGCGTCTCATATAAACACTCTTACCAATTAGATTTATCATTAAAACAAAATCTACTTGATATTTTTCAATAATAGTTTCTGCTATTTCATTTGGACTAAAGGTTACCATAACCCCTGCAACATCATAATTATTAGGCCCTATTTTTATATTACCTCTATGTATAATTTCTTCTTTAAAAAATCTATCTATTTTATTTTCTATAATTTTTAAAGCATTTTTATGAAATTGAGTAAAACCAAAAAAACCATCCTTAAAATCGTTTTCAAATTTACTTACCCTATCCCCTGTATATGACCAAAATACTTGATTAAGTGGTTTACTAAACGGTAAACTTAAGGTATAACTATCATAATCATCAATTAATTTTACTAATAATTTTTGATTTTTATTAAGTTTATTTTCTAGCTTAAAAGTATCATATATTAATTTAGTACAAGACGGGTAATTTTTAATTATTGGTTTAGCATTTTTATAATTATTAATTAACTCTATATGCTCAGCGTGATGATCAACCACAATAACATTCTTAAGATCACATAACCTAATTTCACTTTCTTTAAGATTTAAATCACTAATAATTACTAAGTCATAATCTTCAAATTTAAAATAAGCTATATCATTAATAAATTTTTTTTCCGTAGTAACTGAATACGTTAATGTGGTATCTTTATATGCTTGTTTTAAACAAAGATATGAACCAGCTCCATCGAGATCTGCATCTGTAATTATATGGATCTTAGGCATTTATTTTATTTAGTTCCTCTTTTTAATTACTCAACAAGCTTAAAGTATTCGTTAAATCGGACATTTCACTACCATCATCATCAATGTTTAATGATTCATCCTCCGAAATAGTTAAAGTATCATAATTAAGTCTTAATGCTGTATGACCAAAATTTGAACCATATCTATTTTTCATCATACCCATTTTAACTATACCTAATTCCTTATCTTCATCATCTTGAAAAATACTAAATATACAGTCAGCAGTAGCAGCCATTCCAATAGATTCTGATATAGTATCCAACCCAGGGTTTTCTTCGTCATAACCAGAACGATTTAACTGAGTAGCAGATATAAAAGGACATTCAAAAACATAACTTAAAGCTCTTATACCTTCTGCAACATGCTTAACTCTCTCATAAGAATTATCCCCATATGGACTTTTAAGTAAATTTAAATAATCAAGAACAACTGCATCAACTTTTATACCTCTATTTTTTATTTCAGTAATATAACCTTGTATATTTTGAGGGGTTATAGTACTCGGAGGAAACTCTTTAATTAAAATTTTACTATCAGGCTTACCATTATTATAACTTTTAATTTGTTCAGACAATGATTGGCTTGCACTTCTTAATTCTTTCATCGGTATACGAGTTATATTAGATGATAATCTTCTTGCATATATCATTTCTGACATTTCAAGACTTATAACTAAAACTGTTTTACCCTGCGAAGCAATATTGCATGCTATGTTACCTAAAAATATAGATTTACCAACATTAGATTCTCCTGCAAATACATATAACGATCTACCATTTTCTAAAAAGCCACCATCTATTTTATTATCTAACCATTTCCAACCTGAAGGTATAGTAGGTTGATCAATATTTAAATCATCTATAACTTTATCAATATTTTTAAATAAATCTAAACCTAAATTACTTTTTAAATTTACGTTACAACTTTTTTCAAAACTATCTAAAATATAACTTGTATTAACGTCTCCTTTACTAACGTCTTCAGCTATAGAAAGCATAGTATTATATATAGCTCTTTCTTTTAAGAATCGTTCAGTATTAACTGTTAATTCATCATCATTAAACTTTTTATCAATATTAGGAAAGTTTTTAACCACTGATTTAAAACTATCCTTTAATTCATCATTAATTAAATAAGATTTAATTTCAGTTACAGTAGGAATGCTTTGCCTTTTTACATAAAAACTTTTTATAAGACTAAAAACAGTCTTTATATTTTTATCATTAAAATATTCAGGCTTTACATGTTCTATTATTTGAGTTAAATAACTTTCATTAGTTAAACTCTTATAAATTATAACCTGCTCATAATAATCTAAATTTAATCTTCCTACTTCTTCCATTTGTTTATAAAATATTTTTGACCTTCATAAAATTCATTACTTGGGTTAGTTAAGCCAGGGCTTGAATGTATTATTGGTATATCCACAACTCCTATTTTAACATTATTTTTATTGCATTCCAGACAAAAATCTATATCATAATAATGAAAATTAGATGGATAAGTTTCGTCGAAAATTACATTAGTTGGTAAATTTTTAATATTAATGCCCATAAACACACCATCAATAACCAAAACACGACCTGGTATAGGACCAAACGAGGTATACTGATATTGTTCAGGAGATCCATGAGCGACATTTCCTTTTTGATCTTTTCTTTCGGACATAAGATGCCATAAAGCAGGCTCTTTAACTCTACATGTTGTTGCCCCTGCGAGACCAAAAACTGTATACATTTCTCCGTAAGTATCCAACCTAGATAACAGATCCCCGCAATTGATAAAAACATCGTCATGGACAAATACAGAAATATCAACGTTGTTACTACGAGCGTCCTCCAAGAAGTTATTATAACATTTTTGCAAACTTTTAGTATTTTTTTCTTCATAATGTACTGGTATATCGTAATATTTTATATTGAGAGATTTATATAATAAAGTATCTTCTTTTTTACCTTTCGTGGTTGTATAAATTTTATATTTCATTTAAGTATGGTTCTATTTTAATTGCTCCAAGATGTTGATAATTATTAATAAATTTATCACGATCTATTTTATTATAAAATACAGATAAAATATATCCACCAAAACCACCGCCGCAATATTTGGTTGCTATTACATTTTCAATAACTGGTAATGCATTCATACCTTCTTTTAATTGTACTTCATAATTCATATTAATACCAGCACATAATAGCTCTAAATTATTATTTTGTACCCCTGTATATGCTAAACGACTAGACCTAGCTAATAAATTATAATCACGATTATTTTTAACATATGATGGAGTATCATGGCTAATCCCAGTATAATGTAATGCCATTTTACCTTTTAATATATCTCCGTTTCGTTTTAAAATAAGATAAGGTTTTTTACCACTTTTCCAAACACATAAACCGGTTTCTTTTATTATAGCTGGGTCTTGCCACCCTACTCCTAAATCTAATTCACTTTGTACACCATCTTTACCATTTAATAATGCCCATGCTCCACTGCCTCCTAATCCTGATTGAGTTTCATACGGCCAATTGTGTAATGATACAGTTGGTGATATTGCGCAATTTACTATAAATCCATCATTTCTGGCAAGTTCAGATACATCTAACCAACCACCAGCTAAGTCTACCCGTAAAGGAGCTTCATCAGGGGTCTTTATATTGTTAAGAATAGATGATGTACTTACCGGGTCAAACTTTGGTGGTGTTTTTTCCAGTTTAACATATTCTATATTGTGTTTTTTACAGAATTTTCTTTTCTTTACTCCAAATTTATCATCTGAAGTAACTACTAAAGTATCAGGTAATATTTTTAGTATTATATCCTTAAAATTTAAACCGTTTTTATCTAAATTATTTCCAATTACTACCTCATCAATAAAAGATATATTATTCAAAATTTCTATCTTATGCTCAATCGGTATACTAGGTCGTCTTTTTTTATAATTATATAGTACTTCATCGGATGGAATACATACTACCAATTTATCCCCTTGTTTCAAAGCTTGTTTAAAAAATTCTATATGACCTGCATGGATAATATCATAACAACCTGAAACAAATACTTTATTCATATTCTTTTCTATCGTCCATTTCAGGTTTATGATCTCTATTCCAGATCATACCCATAATATTCCATAAAGCAGCTCCTAAATGGTCTTCACTATCATCGCCGATAAAGTCTTGCATAAGATGTCTCATAGTACTATCGTATAAAACTGAATGTTTCATACCTTTCTTCCAATTATTTTCACCGTATGTATCAGCTCCTTGTAAATACCTCATCATTACATCATTAAGTGCTTTATGAGGTACTAAACTCATACGTAATTTACCATCAGCATTATCTCTTTGAGCTCCAGTTTTAAATTGACGGGGTTTACCTGTAATTTTTAATTTACTCATCAATTATATTATAAATGGGTTCCGTAAAAATCATATCTTGAGATTTAAAATCATTATCTTTAATAATAAAATTATTACCTAACCATTTTTTAAAAAAGAATAAGCCATCACTTCTAACATCTGTATTTACATAATAAAATTTTATATTATCTTTATGCTTATTAATTGCGTTCTTTATTAATAATTTTGCAATACCCATACCTCTACTTTTTTTAGAAACTACTATATAATATGTTTTTAAAGTATCTTTTGCTTTTGTATTTACAGTGTATGCATGCAGACCTAATACTCTCCCTGTTTCATCTGTGCAAAGCTCTATAGGATATTTTTCCCACCAATTTCTACTAGACCAGGTATGGCCAAATGTATTTAAAATAAAGGAATCAGTATTATCATAGACAAATTTAATAAATCTTAATTTATCTATTTCAGTTAGTTTATCAATTGTAACGTAATTTAAGTTCATAATGTTAAAAATGGTGAATCATATACAAAACCATCTACTTCAGTTAAGCCTTCATATGAAAAATTATAAAGAATACCTTGACTCACTTCTTTATAATCACAACCTCTTATAGATGATATATTGCTATCTTTATAAAATAATGTACTACCTTGTCTTGCTATGTATATATTCATAGTTTTAATATTAACTATCCATAAAGCAAAAGTACCCTTTAATTTTTCTATAGTATATAAAATATTCTGTACTTCACTTTCTATATCTTCACATGGCCCATGCGTGTATTCAAATTCATCTAATAATGCCGGTATAATGCTACTATCAACTGGGTTATCATGAGCAGGTAAATAATCATCAATTAATTCATTAAAATTAGATAAAACTCCATTATGAGCTACTATCCAATCACCATACCAGAACGGGTGAGACGTTTCTTCTTTCCAATCTCTTCCAGTTTCAGTAGGTGCCTGGTTATGACCAAGGTATAAATGACCTTTATCTTGAGGTAATTTGATATCATTCCAATTTATATTACCTTTTTCCTTGACTACTTTATAATTAGCTTTATTATAGCAATAAAATATACCAGTTGAGAAATTACCTCGCTTTTTATTAGCTTCTTGTAATACCTCAAAGGTAGATAAATTATTACTACAATAAATACCGCACATATATATATATTATAGTATAAAATTAAAAAAAATCAATAAATAATAATATGAGTTTACATAACTGGTCAAATAAAAAAATTATCGTTGAAGATACAGCAAGTTACATGAATAATATCGACTATGATGTTGTTGAAGAAGCAAGAGGTAAAAAAATTGCTGATCCTATTAGAGCAAAATTAATGGGTATGGAAGATATTAGAGATCTTAAAGGTACAATGACACCTAGATACTTTGCAACTAAAGTAATAAGATTTTTACAAAAAGAAAACCCAGAGTTAGATTTAGAAAATTTAACTGATGATGAAATTCAAAATGCTATAAATGTAGTAGCTAATGTTTCAAAACCATTAGCTCAGAGATCTGATATTAAAATTACTACTAGAGAAAGAGGAGCAGCAAAAGAAGGTCTTAAAAAAGGAGATACAGGTTTTGAAACTTTACAATTAAATCTAGGTGGAGATAAAGTATTCAAATCAGAAGGTGAAGTAGGACAGAACGATTTATATACTACTATTAGTGATGGTTTAAAATATAGAGTTACTCTTAATAATTTTAAAGGTACTAAAATTAATTTAGACGATATTACTCAAGATGATGTAGTATCAGTCGTAATAGTAAAGCCTAGTGAAGTAGAAACTGTAGATAAATTTGCAGGAGAGATTGATTTAGGTCAAAGAGAAAAATTAGTAGCTGATTTTCCTGAAGGAGAAGAGCATGATCATGAAGATGGCGAAAGTTGCCCTAGTGATGAAGAAGGTTGTCCAAGTGATGAAGAAGATGCTGAAATTGATCATGATAAAGCTGATTTAGATGATGATGGTGATCTTTCTGAATATGAAAAAGCAAGAGGTCAAGCTATTGCTGATGCTATTGAAAAGCAAGATAAAGAAGAAGATGCAGAAAGATGCCCAGTTACGGGTAAATTAAGGAAGAAAAGTGATGAAGAAACTTGCGATGAAGAAGAACAAGAAATTGCTATGTCACCTCAAGCTATTCAACGTGCAATGATAGAAAGAGGTCGTAACGAACTTAATAGACATCATCAAATTGAAAGATTATTCAGGCACGGTTATTAATAAATTATAGATTTACAATTATTTTCTTTGTAAATTGCATCTAATTTATCTTTCTGTTTATAAGGTAACGGGTCTCGCAAACCTGCATCTACAAACCCTTTTAATCTTAATGCACTACTTGCACTATTTGCATCACATGGATATTCTCCAGAATAACAAGTATAAGTATCGCCAAATTTGACCCCTAATTCTACCCCATGTAAAATAATTTCTTTTTTACTCATTTCAAGAAGAGGGGCTCTAACACTTACATCAACTTCTCTATTTAACAAACATATTTGATTCATTTTATCTATAAATTGTACTGAACCGTCCCAATAACCTGCCAAACTATCCGCTTGAGCAGCACCATACCATACCTCATCCGCTTTAAGTTTCTCAGCATATGATAATAAGATACTTAAAAACATCATATTACGAAAAGGTACATAAGACTTTGGTTGAGCTTCTCCCATTATATCTTTTACATCAGGTGTATCAATATCATTATTAGTCAAAGAAGATATATCAGCTATATCTTTAATATATTTTACATCTAATAATTTATTAGTAAATAATACATTAGAAAAATCATGCTTAGCATGGACTAATTGACTTACTGCTGCATGTAACTCTAAATCATGTCTTTGACCGTAATCAAACGTTACCGTATGAACTTCTTTATATTGTTCTGCAGCTTTATATAAAAGTACAGACGAATCCATACCACCTGATAATGTTATTATTATTTTATTCTTCTTCATCTACTTCGTCTGGAATAATTTCTTCTTCATCTGACTTATTACTATATTTCCATTCTTGCTTAATTTTTTCTTCTACAACTGGTATAATAGTATTATCCCACAGTTCCGTATCATCTTTCCACTTACTATAATAACCAAGTTTCTTACCATCTGGTAATGTATAAGTAGACCCTGTTTGTATAACTGCTCCTAAACCTACTGCAAGATCTAATAAACCATAATACTTATTTAGACCCTTATCAAAAGATAGATACATTTCACCTTGCAAGTATTGCTTAACAAATCTATTTTTAACCGTTAATGCTCTAAGTATAACCCCTGAATAATTCTTCTGGCCTACAGCTAACTTACCATCCGTATTTTTATCTTCTTTAACTGGCTTACGAGCTAACTGAATAGTTACTGAAGGTAGATAAACGGTAGCAGTACCACCAGGCATTGCTTTAACCAAAGAAGGAAATAATGCTGCAGGATCTTCATAGATATGATTAGTAGCTAAAATAGTAGTTTTAGTTAATCCAGATAACTGAGTCAAAGTACGTAATAGGGATTTCATAGCTTTAGCTCTACTACCCATATCAGCACTAACATTACCTTTTTCTTGACGATTAATCTGTAACTGACTTTCCATATTACCTAACGAATCAATTGCAATTATAAATTTACCTTCTTGACCTTTCTCTTTTACCTTAGTTAAAAAATCATAAATTGTATTACGACACTCTTCAATACTAAAAACAGGTACATATTTCACTTTACTAACATCTAACCCTAATGCTGCTGCTCCATCGCGATCGATAGCATTTTCACTATCAAATATAACAGGTATTAAACCTTCTTTTTGAGCATTAGCTAAAATCTTTTGCAATATAAATGACTTACCAGTCATACTAGGACCTGCTAATAATGTCATTCTATTTCTAGGTATACCTCCAAATAACGACCCGGAAACGATACCGTTTAGTACCATAGAGCCCGTATCTAACCAACCATCTACATTACTAATAGCACTTTCATTTAAGAAAGATGCATATGGATTAGATTTATCAATTACAGATAAAATATCATCAATTTCTTTACTCATATACTTCTATTATAGTATATGTTTATCATTTATCAATAAATTCTTTAAACTTATCAGCATCTTTTATTTTTTCAAATTGCATTGTATGTTCATAAACGTTAGTCCATCTATAGATATCCCATTGCCATTTGTTAAAATTTTCTTTACAAAAGTCTGTATATTCCATTTCCCAATCTGAATGAAATGGTACTGAAAACCCATATGATTTCCATCCTAATTTATAATCCCATATTTCTTGTGGTGTCATCATAGGGAACCTCTCAGATTTCTCTGAGAGGCTTAGTTTTATTTTTTTTATTCGTCGTCAAACAACTTAATAACTTCAGGCTCATTACCTGTTGGTGTATTAGCTGATACTAAAACTGGATTTACAATTTTTTCGTACTGCTCTACAATACGAGGTTCAATTGAAAAATTAGTACTAATTGCAATATTGCCTTTTGAATATTCGAAAAAATTAGCTCTTGAACCATCTTCTTTAGGTTGTACAAATTCTTGAAAAAATAAAGGAAATAATTGCACGGCCATTTGTCCGTTTTCCCCTTGTTGAACTGTAATCATAACTGGATTCTTTACTACTAGAGTATCGGATTTATCATCATATAATTCTCCAAAAATAGCTCGTCCGGCGTTATCAATAAATGTAGTATATTTTTTATCTGACATACATATATTTTAATTACCTTAATTAATAAGTCAACTTAATTCGCCTTTTTCTCTCATATTTTTTCTTATTTTTGTAGAGCTAATATTATGTATTTCTTCTCCTAAATTATGCTCAGAAAAAGTATACCCAACTCCTCTACCATAACTTATATCTACAATATTCGGTACAACAACAATAGTATATTCCTTGTTAAATGAGTAACCCTCTTCAGTTAAACATTTCTTAATATTGTTCGTAACTGTAAAAGGGTCGAACGGATTGCTGTCATTTTCTTCCGTAAGTCTTACCATAATACAAACTTGCCCAGTCTTAGCTAAAGCCTTTTTAAAAAGCACTGTATGACCTTTATGCCAAGGTTGCCAACGTCCTAACATTTGTACTGTAGATTTTTTATAATCAAACATTATTAATTTTATTTAAAATTTTATATGGGTTATTACCACCCCATTCTTTTACCCTATAATTGTAAACAGTAGGTTTTTCAAATATTTTATTGGTATCTTCATATCTACCTTCTTTTATAGTATCCATCCATATAGCAAAATCAGCATGGAAATCAGCTCTAGCTTTTTTAGTAGGGCAAACAAAATCTGCTACTGCTATTTTATTACATTTAACAACACCATCGGATAAATATTTCATTCGATTGGCTTGTCTTATACGACCTTCATAACTAAAATCCCAATCATCATACTCTTTACGGATTTCATCTGCATTTAACCAAACTCCTTTTAATAATTTAGATAGCTCTTTAGCTAATGTAGATTTTCCACTACCCGGTAAACCAAAAATTAATATTTTCATAATTATTAACTTAATAAATCAAATAAGTTAGTTTGAACTGCATTGCCAGGCTTTTGTATAGACCATTTAACATTTTCATAAAATCTTTCTATCACAGCATATAAATTTTTCTCAAACATTTTATCATAATCTACATGAAATATTTTTTTAAATTCATCAGGATAATAATACTTGTATGCTAAACTTGGTAAGTTATACGGATTAGGTTGTTGTAAGTAAAAATATCTTACTTTATCTCCCGAACTAATAGTTTCATATTCTTTTTCTATATTAAACTTCTTAAGTAACATATTATGATAGTAAGCAGCTTTAACGTGAATAGGCATACCTTTAGCAGTTTTCCAACCATCACACTGCCCTGCATATTTTTCATAACCTTTTAACCCTGAAACAAACGTTATATCTTCAACTGGTAAGTCTTTAAAAATTTTATAAGTTTTATCTAACACAGCATTCGTTTCAGTTATACTCTGAGTGGATAACATAGTTTCAATTATACCTTTTACGTGAGGTTTAATTGCATCAGGCATAGTACTTCTTACTACTTCTACCCCCGTATACTTATACTTATCAGTAGGTATACCTTCATCGTCTAATACATGTATAACATAACGTTTTTTCTGTAAAAATATACCAACATCAGCTATCATTTCACGTTTAAATACAAACCTACAATCTTTAGAGTTTAAAGCCTTACTACCCCATACTTTAATTTCTTCATTTAAGAAATCTTCAATATTTTGCACTTCATCATAAAATTCATTGCTAACTTTACCATCATCACCTGTAAAAGATAAACCTGCTTTAATTAGAGGTTTTACTGAAATATAACTACTATCAGTATCGTTATATATAATACAATCATTTAAAGTTTTTTCATCTTCTATACCCGTCTTTTTCTTAATATATTTTTTAAGTAATTCATTAGACATTTTAATAACTGCTTGACCAGTTAAAGTAATAGAAGAAGCTATATCATCATCACCGAAAGGTGCATGTTTATTACCAAAGTAACCGTATATAGAATTAATTAAAACTTTAATACATAACTGTTTAGCATCTAATTGCTCAATTTGAAACTTAAGCTTTTGATTTTTATTTTTTAAATATTTTTTTCTTAGTTTACCCAACTCTTTCTTAACGTCAACTCTTTTATTATAATAATAATCTAAAATCTCAGGCATTACCCCTTTACTCTTTTGAGTAAACAATACGTTAGCTTTACTTATTGCTATTTCTTCTTTTTTACAAAACTTCAGAAACTTTTCATGAGTTAAAGTAAATACTTTACCATTTGCATGTCGTATAACTATTTCATTATTATTTTTATCTTCTATTTTACCAACTTTAGTTTCTGGAGACATATTAAGAGATATCATCACATTCGGGTATAGAGAGTTAGCATCAAACGATATAATATTTTCTTGAAAGCCTTGTAAAGGTTCACCTACATAAGCCCCGGGGTTCTTTCCCGAGTCTTCATTTCTAATAAATGAAGGTACACATTGATTACGTCTTCTAGATATAACAGCAGTAGCACCATTAATTACTGAAAGGGAACCCATAGCAGCTTCAAAGGTAGTTAATCCTACATAAGCTAACATTTTAATTAGTTCTGTATACTTTAATTTATCTTCAAGTTTAGTTAGAAGTCTAACGTCTTGAATATTATATTCAACAAACGTTTGCCAATCAGTATCTGATAGAGTAGCAAGATTCATATTACCAAAGTCTACTTTCTTCTCACCTAACTCAGATTCACCAATAGCATCAAGTTTATAACTTTCTTTTATACCTACAGAAAATCTTTTATATACATCTAGATAATCAATTAATGAAACCCCTTCAACATACCATCTTGTTTGCTCTTGACCAAACTGACCACGTATAGTTCTACTATATACATTACCTGAAGGAGATATTCTATTAGTCCATTCATCGCCAAGTATACGAGTACATCTATTTAAAATATAAGGTAAATCAAAAAACTCACTATTCCAACCCGACATAATATCTGGATAATCTTTTTCAATATATTCAACAAATCTCATAAATAGTTCTCTTTCAGTAGAACACTTTATATAAGTTACGTCTTCATCTTTATTATTATAATCTTTAAGACCGAAAGTATAATAATGACGGTTTAAAGAGTCAAAAACTGTTATAACATTGACTGTATGGGTAGGATTAGCAGGTTGAGGAAACTCATCAGGGGAATAAGTTTCAATATCTAAAAATAATACTTTAATAGGGTTTTTACTAAACTCAGTTTTTTCATTTACTTTCCAAAAAGTATCAATTAAGTACTGCTGAACTGCAGGTTGATTCTCGAATACTCTTTTTATACCCGTATCTTTAATATACTTGTATCTATCATATTGGGTTCTAAAACTTTTTTTAATTAATTTAGTACCGTAAATAGACTCATAATCACCTTTACCTTCTACATAAAGATAAGGGTCATATGAAGTAGTTACCTTAATTCTTTTACCTTCTTTATCCCAAGTAAATAAGTTGATACATCTTTCACGGGGATCATAATATATATTACGGTAACTCACACACTAATTATATTAACGTTCCTATAAATATCAATATATGACACCTGAATTTGATAAAGTAATTAAAAAATATATGAAAATATATAATGTTGGTTATAGAGAAGCAGCATCTATTCTTGGTAAAAGGAAGAAGAAAAAATCTATTGTTGAACCGGAAAAACTTACCCAAGGTGAATTAGAATTAGGTAATAAAGATGCTCCTAAGTATGGAGATACTGAAGTTTAATTATATCTAGATAAATTAACTCTTTTAGGATCATCTACCCCATACTGGTATAGTTCTAAATAGCAGTCGATATTTTTATCATCTTCTAACCATCTCGTATCGGCATATTGGCGAGCTTTTTTACAAATTGATTTATAACGTTTTCTATCTTGTAAAGTAGTCTCAATTTGAGCAATCATTTCATCTCCAGTTTTAAATTTAATAGGTGCATTATCATATGTACATAAGTCTTGACAAGCAATTGGTAACCCTAATGCACTAGCTTCTATATATTTTAAATCTGATTTAGCTTTATTAAAAGTATTATCTTCCAATGGAGCTACTATCATATTTACGTTCAAATCAAATAAACCCTTACCATATTCATATAACCTTTTCCATGGATGAAATTCTACTTTACCTGATCTAACTAAATCTACTAATGGTAATGGGTGAGCTCCTAAAAATACCCATTGATATTTATCAATAGTTTTTCTTATAACTTCATTAACGTGGTAAAAATCATCTTTAAATTTAACTCTTTGATCTACATCGAAATGAGCTCCTGAACCTGCGTATAATATTCTTGGCTTTCTTTTATTTTTGTCATAACTTTCCATTGTACGACTTGCATTATAATATCTATCTAACCAAAACTTAGGCATAAAATTAGGTATAACAGTAACGTTTTTATTACCTGATTTTTCTTTATAGTAATCCCTCATAAATGGACATGTAACTGAAATTTCATCAACCATAGACATCATTTCTTGAGATGCTTTTCTTATATTAGGGTCTGCAAAAGCTGTTTTATATTTATTATAATCAGGTATATCTTCATGAAAACATATATCATCTATTTCGTATATTAATCTAAAATTATTTTTATCAGCTAATTGCCTTAACCATTTTACAAATTCCAATTGTGCTGGAGTGGCCTGTCTTTGTATTCTTACCCCTTTAGTTTGAATGTAATAACGTTCATCTACATTCATTACCGTGGTACCTTGAACTATAGCTTTACTATGAGCATTCATTACTTGCTCTGGCCAGAGCATTCTCCAATGACCACAACCAGAATAATCAGCATAATAATTTAAAAATCGCGGTAAATTAACTTCTGGCTGCGGAGATAAATCTTGTTTAGGGGGTTGAGGGTTAGGATTAGTTTGAAATGGCCTACCCATGAAAGGGTTATTAATCTGAAATGGCCGGTTACCTTGTATATACATAATATTAATTAATCAATAAAATTTACTCTTCTAGTGATACCATTGTGTTTTTCTAAAAATATAATATCACCGTTAGCTGATTTAATACTTTCTTTCCGGTGACTAATAACCATGACGCACTCATTATATTTTTCAACACGTTCATTTAATATTTCTAATACTAAATCTACCCCTTTTTCATCTAAACTACTATCAAACAATTCATCATAAAAACTAATATTATAATAAACATCACCTTGTGATTTTCTCATATCCATAAAAGAAAATAAACATGCTAAATCAATAGCTTTTCTTTCAGCTCCGGAAAAATTATTATATAAACAAATTTTACCCTTTTCATTAATAATTTCTTCTTCAAAATATTCATTAAAAGCACATATACAATTGCTATCTAACTTCTTTAAAAAATGGGTTAACTTACCATTAAAATGAGAAAGTATCTTTTTAACTATAAAACTTTTTACCCCTTCTTCACTAACTACAAATTTAACCACGTCCATTAAGTTAATAACCTTTTTAATTGAATCAATTTCAGCTTTAATATCATTTATTTTATTTGTAGTTTCAGTTATTAAATCATCAAATGAATTAGTTTCATTTTTAATATTTTCTATATCTGAATTATACTGATTAATAATATTTTCTATTTCAGTTATATTACGTTCAAGATAAGAAATATTATCTTTTTGATTTTTAATACTTAAAAGTTTATTATCTATTTTAATTTTAGCTGATGAATAACTGTTAATCTCTCTAACTGTATTTTCATATTCTTTTTTATTATCTTTTATATCATTTAAGATGTTATCTAGTATATTATTAATTTTTTCTTTTTCTAATTCTATTAAATCTTTATCATGATCTTCTAATGGTCTCAGACACATAGGACAAGTTGCTTCATCAGTACCAATTTTTGATAAAATATTTTTATTAGTAGTTAAATTAGTTTTTAATTGAACTATTTTTTCATATTTTTCATTCTTATCTTTATTTAAAGTAACTATTTCTTCATTAAGTTCTTCAGACTTTTCAACATAAGGCTTTTCATCTATAGATTCTACAGTAACTTTTTCATCCTTATAGTTTATCAAATCAGTATTTTTAGAACTAATTTGATCTTTAATTCTATCGATTCTTTCATTTTTATTCTCTTCAAAATTATCTACTTGTTGTTGCTGGGTATTTAAATGATTATTAGTTTCTTCTAATCTTGTTATCTCTATATCAAAATTACGTTTAACTTCATTATGTTCATTACGTAACTCACCTAGCATTTTACTAAAAATTTCTAAGTTAAATATTTGTTCAATAAATTTACGTTTTTCAGTTTTACTCTTACCCATAAAAGGTACATGATTATTAAGAGTCATTATAACGCAGTTTTGAAATATTTCAGGTGTAGAAGATAAAACTGTATTAATATATTCATTAGTATTAGATATACTGTCTCTAGTTTTATCATTGCCATTTTTATACACATATACTTTACTAGGATTTAAAGTACGTATAATATCAAATTCATTTATACCATGTTTTGGGTCATCTACAGTAAAAGATAATTGTACTTCACATGTACCTGAAGTTAAATTATTAGCTATAAAATTTTTCTTAATATCTCTTAAAGTAGCACCAAATATAGCAAAATATAATGCATCTGCAATAGTACTTTTACCCACACCATTTCGTCTATCTTCTTTATCTCTATTAATACCAGTAACTATATGCAAACCTTTTTCAAAATTTACCACTACATTTTCCTCACCTATAGATAAGAAATTTTTAATTTTTAATTCCTTAAAGCTTACGTATTTCATCTAACTCTCTCATATAAAGATTGAGAATAATTTACCACATCTTTTTTATTTTCTATATCTAACATATTAACAAACTCTTCAATTGCATGTTTAATATCAACACCTGATAAATCATAGTCTTGATCATTCTCGATCTTAAGTTTATTATAGTTTACATCATAATCAATCCTTAATTCAACAGGTTTATAAGTAGTCATTTTAGTTATTAAAGCATCTAAATGATCACTACTAATATTTTTATCAATAATTAATTTTATAATATTACTAGGTAATGTATCTTTAAAAATGTCTTCTACATTTGTCATTTTAATTAACTTGGATAAAATAATTTTTATATGTTTAGGGGTAATATTGTTTTCAAAAAAATCATATGACATATTATCTAAATCTAAAATATAATATCCTTTAGTTTGCATTGTATCTCCAAAATCCATTTCAAAAGGATTACCTACATAAATTATAGAACTACCTTGCTTTTTATAATGTTTTTCATCTCTTGCATGAAAATGACCGGTAAATATTAATTTAGATTTTTCTACTAATATATCAGGATTATCACCATGATCACAAATCTTAAACATATTCATTTTAAAGTTTTCTAATTCAAAATGACCAAATATAAGATCACTATTAGGAATATCATCAATTTTAGTTCCCCATGGACAAAACGATATTAATTTACCTTTATAATCAACAGTAGCAAGTTTATCATATACGGTTAAATTTTTATAACCTTTTAAAATGCTTAAACTATTGATTTCAGATGTATCTTTGTACCAAGCATCATGGTTACCAGTTATCATTATTATATTAAAATCTTTAAATTTATCTAATAAATCTTTTGCAAAATTTAAAGTTTTAACTGAAATTTCATCTCTATAGTGAAAGAAGTCACCACAGAATATAATATCTTTTATATTATGAGATTTTAAGTTCACAATATACCAATCAACCCATTTATTAGCTATACCTAACCAGAAATCATTATTCTGGTGCACACCTAAATGTATATCAGAAAATATAGCTACTTTATTCATTAAAATCAGTATCTACATCGTCACTCATAGGTTTAACGTAAACTCTACCATCCATTGAATCTAGCATTTCTTGCTCATAAACCTTTTCTTTATATTGACTTAAAGTTTCAGCATGCTTTTTTTCTTTTTTTATTCTATTAATAAAAGCATGAAAAGCAATTGTAGTAAAATATGAAAATGGATTATGTTCAGATTCGATATTAAACTTTTTATTAGTAACAGCAGTATACATTTTAACTAATGCATCTCCAACCATTTCATCTCTGTATGTATAATTAATAAAGTTAGATGAATAACTTAAACCATGAGCAATTTTATGTATCATATCACCTAACTTTGGTGTGCAATCACCGCATTTATAATATTCTACTAATTCAGCTTTTAATTCTCGTGGATCTACATAGTATTCTGTCTTTTTAGGTTTAGGACCCCTACGCTTACCGGTAGTTTTTTTAGTATTAGCCATATATTAATTATAAATTAAGTAATTTATTTTTCAACTATATCAGTTAATGTATAATTAATTTTTTCTAAATCGTAAATTTCTTGTCTTTTATCACCATGACGTATACCATATTTTAATTGATCACATATATCAATTATTAATAATTTATTTTTACTTTCATGTAATCTTAATCCTCTACCTATAGATTGAATAGTTCTAATAAAACTTTTACCCCCAGAAGCAAACATAATCATGTGTATATTTTTTATATTAATACCAGTACTAAAAATAGAGCTCATAGCTATACAAATAACATTGCTATTTGTCTCCATTATTTTTTTAATTTGATCTCTTGTTTCTACTTCTACTTCCCCTTTTACAAAAAATACTTGTTTATCTTTACTTTCAGATAATTTATTATAAAGTGCATCACCATGGGCTAAATGATTAACTAATATAAGAGAATTATTATTAAATTTACTACTAATATTTTGTATAACATTATTTCTAAATTCATTAGTATAAATAAAATCTAATTCAGTTTTAAAATTATTATTACCTGATATATATAAAGGTTTATCATTGTAACTTATGTTAATTATCTTAACGTCTACGCTAGTTAAATAACTTTCTAACCTAAGTTCATAGCTATCCTTATCATATATAACCTTACCTAATTTACCTAAAATATTCCATTCATCGGGTTTGTTATCTGGTAAGGTACCTGTTAATCCAAATTTATTATTAGTGGTTATTTCATTAACCATTTTGCTAATTTTATTAGATTTTTTAATTGTATGGCACTCATCTACTACTAATGTATCTACGTATTTTATCCAATCATTATCTTTAAACTTACTTTGTAAAATACCTCTATTAGCTATAATACAATTAGCAGTTAAATCAGGTTTTATCTTACCAGTCCATCTCGTAAATTTAAATTTAACATCATAATCTATAAAATCTTTATATGTTTGATTAACTAAACCTAAATCTGGTACTATAATTAGTATTTTTATTTTTTCATTATTTTTAAATAAACTCATTAATAACGAAGCTATCGTTAAAGTTTTACCCCCACCAGTACCGAGTTTTATTATACCTCTACCAAACTTTAGGGCATTTTCAACAGATTTTAACTGATAATCTCTAAGAGAAAATTTTAATTTATTATAAACTAAATTAGACTTACAGTTATCAGGTTTTACTATATTTAAAACGTCTTCATCTACTTGAATATCATTTTGAGTATATTCTTGCTTTATATAAGATAATATATTAAAAAATAGTCCGGGTTCAAAAAGTCCAGTAGGGGTTATACAATATATTCTCGGATTTGAATAAAATCTTGCCCTACCTCTTAGTCTAAATCTTGCTGTATCGTCTTTAACACTAAAATGTTCTCTAATATCATCTAAATTATCAGTTATAAGACGTATCTTACCTTTTTCTAATT